CCTTGTATTTTCTCTACGCAAAAAGACGCTTCGAGAAAACACCCGGCCCTATCGCTATCACGGACTAAAAATCTTCACTTCGCTTAAGCTCCGTTTCCAGGATTTTCAGCGAACGCACTGTTATCAAAATGAAGATCAGGCCGGATACGGATTCAAAAATAACAGCCCTGCTTCGGAAACAGCTGGATCTTGTTGAAATCAAAAAAGGCCAGCCTCTTCAGGATGACACTTTTTTCCCGACAATTCTGGAAGCCGTGAAGAACGTGAACTTCCATGTCGGAGATGGAAATTATAACCGGACCAAGCTGGCGAAAGCGGAAAAATTGAGAACCCGACTGCTTGTACTCGCCCGAAGCAAAGATCCCGAAGTCAAAAAGATGGCTGACAGCTACATAAAGTGGCTGGATGAAATCAAAGAGGCTGTTGACTGGGATCGCGCCACCAACGGTATCTTCGAACAGTACCTCCCTGAACTGCCGAAACAGGCCAAGCCCAAAAAACCTGACTTCAAGGTCACCAAAGGCAAGGTCACTCACACCAAACGACGGATCAACGGCGGCAAGATAACCGTCGAGATGGATGACATCGACAATTACGCCATGTTCAATCGTGACTCGAGGATGCAGGACGGCCTCCAATTTACCGCTGAATTTGATGACGGCACGCGTCTGAAATACCGCCCATGGGACAATGCGAATCTTTATGCACAGCGCGGTGAGTTGGAAATTGTGATTGACGGTGATGCCAGTGGCAAGAAGGTCGAAGCCATGATGACCAAATTGGAAAAGCTTGGAATCGATGCGCGAATTTCTTCCCCCGAAAATGCCGAGCAGATGTATCTGGAAAAAATGGCGTACATTCGAAAAGTGGATCACACAGCAGAATACAAGCGGCTTCAAAAAAGGCTTGATGATCGTGATGCATCTGTAAATGAGCGGGTGCAAACGCTCCGGGAATTCTGGCAGAAGGAACTGAATGTCGAGGACATCACAAAGCTGCCGGACTATGACCCTATGGGAGCGTATCAGGCCGGTTTTCTTGATCGTGGCTTGAAAGGCGGATACCGGCACCAGTACCGGTTCGATATCACCGAAGAGGATCTGGAAAAGAACATGAAGGGTTACTCTCTGGTCCACCGCCTGACCAACAGTGAAGGCATGTCTGATTTCATTGAAACCATTCTTGAAAATAATGGAGCAATGGTCAGCACCGTTGAAAAAATGCGAATGGGAATCCCCCCGGGCGGTATGTCACCGGTAGCGGATATGCAAACCGGCGGTGCCAGTTACTTCTTCACCCGTATCCAGAAAAATCCAACCCGCGATGCTCCTCCGGCACTCTATTTCAAAAAGAGCATGCTACGACGTATGGATGCCATCAGTTACAGCCATGATGCCTATGGCAAGGTTGTGGATGATTACGTCAAGAAGAACCGGGGGAACAATATCCGTGACTGGAAAAAGTTTTCAGGCAAGAGCAACAATGAAACCATTTTCAAGTATTCGGTAACATTGCTGGATAACATCGAATATATCGTGGCCAATTCGACTGCTGAGCGACAAAAAATCATCAAGAGCTTCACCTCCCGTGGGATTAAAAAGCTGCCTGACGGGCGTAAGGTGGAAGACATAGTTTATACGCCAAGCACATGGAACCAGAGGAAATGATATGGAAAAAATAATTTTAGAGGAGAAAGCCAGAATACAGGAGCTATTTCATTGGTTCAATGAACGCGGCTGCCGGATACAGATTCGGGAACGTGGCAGTGAAAACTTTATAGATACCGTTGCCGCAGAATTGACCGTGACGCGGATTGCTCCGCATTTCGACGCATCAGGAAATATTACCCGGACAGATTTCTGGCTTCTATGGAAGGAGCTCGGTTATCAGGAAGGCTTTAATTACAGTCATACGATCAAGGTCATTCAATCGTCTGTCGATGACATGCTAACTGGTCAATCAGGAGGAACTGAAATCAATGCATGGTTGATTGTTGAACTGACCGATGATCTGGATCGCATTTACCATCTTGAAATGATCGAACCCGTTTCCGAACCGTCCTTTGCCAAAGAATGGGAAGAATGGCAGGTATTCAGAAAAGACAATCGTGATCTGTTTATGCGCATAGATGCAGAAATTCTTGCTGAACACATCAAAATTGCGGAGGAATGGGAATGAAGCTGAAATACATGATCGACTCTATCCTTATTGATCCGAAAGCATCTGTGCCAAAATACCAACCTGTCGGTGTATGGGTTCAAGGTCCCGGTCCGGGACTCGATATTGAGATGTTTTATCCTGACTCAAAGCGAAATGATATTCTCAATCGCCGTGAGCAAGCCGAGTGGATAATCAACCGACTTGTCGAAAATGATATCGTGACTCTTCCTGATGATTTTCTGGACTACCATCGTCAGAGCAGGTCTCCTTATGACGGCACGTTTTCGGAAGTGACTGAGACGGGCAAATTTCCATCTTTATCCGCTTGTGGCTTGGCTGTTTTGGATTCCTTAAAAATTCCCGCCTAAAAAATCAGACAGCTTCCCGACACATTCCAGCGCCTTCCGGTAAGTAATCGCTGAAACCTCCCGCTCGCCCGGTGCGATCGGGGCAAATAACAGTGATTGAACCGGAGAATTTAATGGAAATGTTTGCCACTGACCTGGAAAGGCTGGCGTTCCTCCTTGAGGCAGAGGCGGCGCTCGCGATCGATTCCGATGAACTCGGGACCGATGCAGCCGAACAGAAGGCTCCTGAAGAGCAGCCCCCGGAGAAACGCCCCAAGTACATCACCAATTACATTGGCAGCAAACAGAAACTGGTCGACTGGATCTGGCGGAATACCCCTGACGGAGTTTCATCCGTTCTGGATGCCTTTTCCGATTCGGCTGTTGTTGCTTATATGTACAAATCCAAAGGACTGCGTGTTTTTACCAACGATCGCCTTCGTTACAGTCACCACGCAGCCAAAGCCATTATCGAGAACAGTTCAACCCGGCTTTCAGAAGCTGAGATCGAGAAATTGCTGTCGGACAATCCTAAGGCAAAAACCTTTGTTCATGACAACTTCAAAGGGATTTTCTTTGCTAAGGGTGTTCATGCACTTATCGATTCCATAAGGGCCAATTGCGATGACTTGTCCGGCTACAAAAAGGACATTGCTCTGTTTGCTCTTGGCAAAACCTGCATGAGCGGGAAAGGCGGATTCGGTCATTTTTCCTCATCTACAGACTATGGCAAGCGTCAGGATACTCCTGAAGAATTCAGAAAGCGTCTGAAAGCCAATATTGAACGTATAAACGCCTTGATTTTTGATAATGGCAAGGAAAACAAAGCCTATCGGGAGGATATAAACAACATTCTTCCCAAGGTGAAAGCCGATCTTGCCTATTTTGATCCACCCTACGCCACCGAGTTCTCCACGACCAATTATGAGAAGGCCTATCACTTCATTGAGGGGCTGATGACGTATTGGGATGGACTGACCATCAAGGCGAACACCAAGGTCAAGAACTATGAAACCAGTCATGTAACCGTCACCAAGGGCAATGCATCTGATTTCTTTAAGGAATTTCTCGGCAATGCCACCCACATTCTTTACTGGCTCATTTCTTACCGGGATCACGCCTATCCAAATGAACAGCAGATGAAAAAGATCATCAGCGGTCTGGGACGTCAGAGCCGGATGAAAACCAAGGATCACAAATACTCGATTACATCCAAGCATGGTGAAGCTTCCAGTGCAAAAGAACGTCTTTTTGTTTGCCTGAAAGGAAATCAATCCCATGCAGATAGCGATCAGCCCACAAAGCCTGTTCCGATGGCCGCCGCTGCTAATATTCACACATCCATCCCGGTGGAGCTGTGTCTCAATGAGGATTCGGGGCTAAACACCGAAGTAATGAGCGGAGGCGTACCGGGTGATCCTCAGTTTACCTTCATCCTCTGCAGAACCGGTACCAATCGAAATGGAGACCATTTCACTGCCGAAGAACTGGCAGGAAGGCATATGACCGTCGTTAACAAGAAGGTGGATCTTCAGCACTCGCAGGAGTTCAGTGACATTGTGGGAGGCATAGTCGCGGCTGACTATCTGGAGGATGAAAACGGCGGCAGAGTCGAATGTATCGGAGAGCTTTACACCAGTGACACTCCCAATGCCCAGCTTGCCTACAAACTCATGAAGCGAGGCATCATTACTCAGGTCTCCATGGAGTGCGATTACGAAGAAGGTGAATGCTCTATCTGTAACAAACGATTCAAAAACAAAACAGATTACTGCACCCATCTTAGAAAATTTAAAGGCCGTGAACTGAACGGAAAACAAGTTTTCGAGATTCTTCACGGCGTAACTTTTACGGGCCTGGGCCTGCTGGACCGAAAAGGGGCAGATGAAAATGCCCGCATTCTACAAGTGGCATCGGTTCAGGAATCATCTACCCCACATCAACCCAAAGGAGATCCAACTATGGACGAAAAAACCAAGAAACCAGATGAATCGTCTGCTGACGCTGCAAAGAAGAAACAGGAGAAGCAGGATGACAATCCAGCTCCCAACAGCGAGCTGGAGAAAGAGAACCGTCAACTGAAAGCTCAGGTGGCCGAACTTCAGAAACGTATTCAGGAATTGGAAGCCGAACAGAAAGCGGCCGCATCGAAATCTCGAGCCCAGAAACTAATCACCAAGCTCGAAAAGCAGGGTTTTGATTTCGGCTCCGGTGATGACCGGGACAGTGAACTAAACCGTCTTGCCGAACTCTCGGATGATGCGTTCGCGGCAACGGAAGCCGCTTATGAAAAGATGGCAAAAGCCCAGAAAGCTGATGCAACCTCCAAGTCTGATCAGGAAAAAGAGCAGGACAAACAAAAAACCAAGGCGTCTGCAAATAGTCCTATGCGCAGTTCTGCCGGAGTGAGACCTCACGACGTGGATGACCGAAAGGTGTCGCTGGAAGACCGTTTACGCAGTGGCTTCATGGCTGCCTATAACAATCGCGTCGGCAACGAATCAAACGAAACCGTGGAAATCAATTAACAAGGAGAAGAGCTATGTCTTTTATCAATCCATGTCACAGAGGCCTTGCCTATGGCGATGGCTATATGCAGGGAGAAGGCCAACGCGGACAAGTGGTCAGAGTAACCGGAAACGATCTTTTTGCTGTCAACACAGATCCGGAAGCCCGTTCCTTCGGGATTCTGATCAAGGATTATGCCGAAGGCGAGATGCCTGGGATCTATTGCGGCGGAGGGGTTTATGAAACCGATGTATTCGAAGGGACCATCAATCCCGGTGATGATTTAAAAGTTTCAAACAACGGAATGCTCACGGGCGGCAGTATTCCCAACCGCCAGCATGTCATCGCACAGGCGATTTCCGTTCAAAGCGGTGTCTTGAAATTCAGACTTCTCATTTAATCACAGGAGCTATGCACATGAAAAACAATCCAATGAATATTCACAGCCAAGAGTATATGGAGACCATGACAAGGCTCATGAGTGAAGCTCTTGAGTCCCCGGAAGGGATGCGGGCTTTGGCTGCCGCAATTGCCGCTCCGATTGAACAGGAAATCCGGCGTAAAGAGATCTCGTCTTTACTGCTGACCAAACATACATTGCCCAAAGGTGAACGTCCGGTGTACCAGAAAAAACCAACTGTCAAGGCGCACTGGATCAGTAAAGACGGTGAAGCACAGGAGCAGGAAATCGGTCAGGATGAAGTCGAGTTTCCGACCAATCGTATTCACTCCAATCCGATGGTTGATATCTCTGTTCTCAAGAATGGAAATATCGGCACTCTGATGGATATCCAGACCAGTGCATCTGATGCCATTCGAAAGGAAATGGACCGCCGAAGCATCAACGTACTTTCAGCAGCAGTTCCTGCAGCCAACACTGTTTCGGTGGCAGGAAATACGTTGACGGAAGAAGCTCTCAACGAAGCCATCTCAATTATTGAGGATCTTGAATTATCGGTGAAATACATCGTAATGCGTGGACGTAGATTCAATGATTTGCGCAGCTGGAATCTTGACCCGCAGACCAAGTTGGAGCTGCGTCAGAAAGGTGTTGTCAAGAATTACGGCACCGGTGGGATATTGCTGACTGCTGCCATGCCACTGGATGAAATTCTGATCATCCCTGATGAGGAAGTTGGAAAAATGCCTGTCCGTGAAAAACTTAAAGCGGAATCCATCGATCAGAAGACCCGTTTCAAGACAGGTTGGCTGGTGTGGTCGGAAATTGGTCAGGGCATTACCCGTCCGGATATTCTGGCACGAGTAAAACTTGGCGTTTAATGCCGAAGGAGGAATCATGATTACCATTAAAAATGTCCGTCCCGGCATTCTAATAATTCCCGATGCCGGGATTAAACTGCTTCCCGGAGAAACAGTGCCTATCGATAAACTAACAGAGCAGATTGACAGTTGTCTGAAGTCCGGTCACCTGATTAGCAAGGATAAGGATAAACTCGAAAAAGAGACATCGTCAGACAACCATAACCAGGACGATCTTAGCAAACTTAATGCAACCGATGCCATTTCCAGAGTCAATGAAGAGGCCGATCCGGCAAAACTCAAAGGTTTTATGGAAACGGAAAAGCGCAGAACCGTGATTGATGCGTTGAAAAACCGTCTGACAGAGGTGGATGTTGACCCTTCCTGATCTTATAGCGGATCTGCGTATTGACCTGTCCGATCCGGATGCATCTCTATTTTTGGATTCAACACTGGAGAGATGCGTCCGGAAGGCGGTTTATAAGCTGTCCCGGGATGCGGAAATATCGCTCACTGTAGAAGGGGATCAGATCTTACCTGATATCGATGGTGAACTCAGGGAACTGCTCTTGTTGCTCGGGCAGATTCATGCCTGTCAGGTGATGCGTTCCGCTACAGCCAACGCATTTTCGTTTTCCAGCGGCGACAAACGGGTTGATAAATCCAAGCAGCCGGAACACTGGGCAAAGCTCGAAGTGGACCTGCTGGAAGATTACCGCAAAAGACTGTCTGCCTTTAAACCCGGATATGAGGTCAACGAGGATAGCTATATCATCACGCCTTCCGGAGTGAACCCGGTTATTTACGAACAAGGTAAATGTCTTGATGAGGATTGCTGATGCTTTTGACAGAACTGGAAAAGGAACAGGCGGTTAGAGATGTAAGAGAGTTGATCATTTCATCCGGCATCACAGCATCCGTCCTTCGTATTGTCCCTGGAGAAAATCTCTATGGCAGTGATGATCAGGAATATGCTCAGATTGCCACTATTCCAGTTGAAATTGTTCATACACCACTGGAAGATCTTGCTGGAAAGATAGATGCCACGGTTTCGGTTTTGCCGGAAGCTGACGTTTTGCCGGAGGACAGACTGCAGATAGAAACAGTCACATATAGAATACAGACACTCGAAGAAGAACACTTCTTTGGTGCCACAACCCATAAATCTATCAAACTGGTCAAAATCCATGGGCGTTAAACGAACCGGAGACTGGAACAAGGCCAAGGCCAAACTGAATGGCACCCTTGGTCCCTGGATCGCCATGGCACTTCAGCAGGCCACCATCCGCAATGCTCTGTTTCTTGTCCGTGAAATTCAACGAGGCATCCGAAATCAGGCACCGGGCGGACAATCCTTTGCCAAACTGGCTGACAGCACCATTGCCCGTAAAGGTTCGAGTAAGGCTCTCATTGATACAGGTTTTCTGATCAACTCCATAACGCAAAAGATTATGGCTGATAAAGCTTTTGTCGGGCTCCTGCGTGGAACTGTCAACAAAGACGGTGAAAACATGGTGAACATCGGAGCTGTTATGGAATATGGGGCTACCATCAATCATCCAAACGGCGCGACCATTATCATTCTCCCCAGGCCGTTTCTTCATCCTGTCATGCAGAAATACCGCAAGGATATAGAGAAAAATTACAGGCATGCCCTGAAAGGGATTCTCTGATCCGACACTTCCGCACCGCTTCCGGTAAGTAATCTGGCAGAAACAACCGGAGGCTAATTTGAGCACAATACGAATCGTTACAGAAACACTGATCAGACAGGTAAAAGCAGACATCCACCCTGATGCCGTGCTGGTACTTCCTGATGATGTTTTTGAAGTACAGCACACACCGAGCATCATTCTGCAAGGCCCTAAGTTAAGTGAAAACAAACTGCGCCGCAGCCAAAGCCGCCTGATTGAGAAGAACGTGGACACTCTGTCATTCGAGGAGTGTTCTTTTCCGCGTCCGCTGAAAATCCTGGAAACGTAGCTTTAGCGAAGTGAAGATTTTTAGTCCGCGATAGCCGTAGGGCCGGTTGTTTTGTCGGAGTCTGAGCGATAGC